GCCGAGCTTACTTTGTTTCCTTGGCGTGAAGGTATGGCCGGTTTGGGTTTTGACAGCGAAGCAATTTACCGCCGTCACCCGAATGAGGTTGAGTTCTGCTCGTGCCGCCTGTACCTGGTGGGAGAGGGGTTTTGGGTCTTTGGGCCTAAGCCAGGCCGTGTTCTGGCGAAGTTCGGGTATGTTATTAACCCTCCCGCGAATGTGTCGCGCGAGTCGATGATGCGAGGAGTCGCTCTCGGCTTGAAGAAGGGATGCTCGTTTATTCCCCCTATTAAAAGTGTGATTGAGAGGGTGCTGCAGCTCACTGAAGGCCATTGTGCCTGGTTTGAGCGTAAACAGTTTGCACCATTTGCTGAAGAGCCTCTCAAGCCTAAGGTCTACTATTCCCCGAGCGTTGATGTCATGTTGAATCTGGACATGAATTATGATTGGGATTATGGTAAGCAATCGCATTTTGATGCGCGTGTTTCTCAGTTGGAGTTGGGCGACTGCTTGGGGAGTTATACCGAGCTGCTGTTTGACCGGGACACGAGTGGACCTCAGTCCATCTTTGGTGGTTGGGCGCCTCAACAGCGTCCTGAGCCCGTTGGGGCTTAAGGAATTTTAATGCCAAGCTGATCAAGCCGGTGCATTACCGTGAAAGCGGGGCGAATTTTAAAGGAAACGCCGTTCTCACCTCTTAGGTGTTACATGTGCATAGCACAAGTGTTGCCTCCACAGCTGCATCTCAAAACAGCTGTGTTGTAATGCGGCCGCTGCTGGTTACCAGTGGCTAGTAGCGACGGTCACAAGCCCGTTTAACGCAGAGTGCAACACTGGTACCCATTGGGAGCTGAAATTGATTAGATCTCTAGATGGTTGTCACCCTTTAGCAAGGTGATTTTCCTGCCCTAAGCTATTCTTGGGATGCGTCCATGGAAGAGCGACCGATACTTACGGCACTATTAGCTAGGTTATAGTTATTGAACCTGCAAAGCTCATGCCTCTTAATTGAGGAGTCCAGGACTGAGTACACAAGTAGTCCGTGGAACCTGTCGTCGATTGATCGTCAAGCAGAAATTGCCTCTGGGATAGCGAAACTGTGAACACCACACAGCTAGCTACGTAGCGCCTATGCGAAATTATGCCTCTCACTGTC